TTTAATATCAAACCTTTTATTGACAAACCTTATATCTGGCATATTGGATATATTGTGGATATATGGTTTGAAGGTTTGGAAATACTTTTTATATATAAGGTTTAAAGGTTTGGAGGGAGCGGGATTGTATATCTTTAGACCCTCTATCAAACCTCTCATCTCATTCTCCATAGTATATACAAGATGATCCATAGTTGTATATTCTGTATTAGTAGATCATTGCTTGTCATTAGTTATACCTTGGATTCCAGTATCTAAGTCTAACCATAGTTCTATCTTGTCTAGTACTATTGCAATTGTGACATGCTGGTAATAGGTTACTTAACTCATCACTACCGCCTTGACTACGGGGTATTATATGGTCAGCAGTATTAGCAGGTGCATTGCAGTAATGGCATATATAGCCAGCAGTCTCTAGGGTTATCTTCCTATTACGCTTATACTCAGCACTGTTATAGTTACTCACTGTATTCTACCCATCCAATCTCTGTTGATCTTGGACATTTGCTTGGGTCTTTGTAGCATCCGTGGCATTGGCAGTAATAGATCTTTTCAACAAGGCTTCCATTCTCCCCCACATTTCTGGGTAATCGCTCCATCGCCATTTCTCTTCTCCTACATTCACTAGATCAGTCAGATGTGGTGCACACAACCATCCAAGATCAGGATGGCTATAGTATGCTGTCTGACCGCATCTATTACACTTCTTAGGTCTTTGTGTTGTCTTATAGAGGCTCAGATAGTATGTGGGTCCGTATCCGTAGTCTCTAGCCATATTTCTCCACATACTTCTTTATCAAACCATAATTTGGATAATCGCCTCTAAGTTGCTTAGTCTCATATTTATCCACTGCTGTATTGCATCCATTGCATATTACGCCTCTTACGCAATTTCCACATGTTACTGATCCATTACAGCAACTATGGTTATGGTCTACATGTAGGGATCTTTCTCTGAATTCCCCGCAAATCTCACAGCCATTCTTGCTACGCTCAGTGAATGTCTCAAGGCTCATTTTGTATTTAGTCATAAGCATATAGTGACGCTTATAGACATATGTCTGCTTCTTATACAGATATATCTTGCTCTGGTCTACAGGCTTGTTCTTAGTCTCTAGATGACCATTACGCTGTATTCTGGCATAGTGCATACGACAGTAATTCTTAGCATAATGTGGCTTTGTGCAGTCTTCCAGTGAGCATTGCTTCTTCTGGGTATTTCTGCTATTTAGGTGGGTACCAGTTCTACAGTACTTGCAGTAATAATCATAACCATCTTGGTTAGTCTTATACTTATATTGGGATGTTGGGTAGAAATCAGTCAGACTCTTGGTCTGCTTGCATCGTGTACATAATTTAGTTGCCATGTATCTATTGTATCACAATATTTGTTATGTTGTGGGGTTTTTGTCCTTTTTCTTCCAAGTCTTAGGCTTTTGCTCCCATGCCCTACGCTTGAGTGATTTCTCTCTTGCTGCATCAGTATCTGTTTCTCTTCTGATACCGTGCTTGTTTACATCTATCTTAATTACCATAGTATTATTCTATCATCTATGTTTTTTTGTTTTCTTGTATGCAACAGCCATAACCCTGTGTCCTGAAGTGATATGTATTATTACTGAATTAATTGGTTAAGATTAATCCCATACACATCACCTTTGAAGTTATATCACTTCCCAGTGTGGGTTCACTGAATAGATAAAATCTATCCACCATCTGACTTACAATCCTCCTGGTGACACGATCATAAGTGGCTACGCCATAGTTACCTATGGATTTCTAATTGAGTTATGTCTTGAGGTTAGGGAGAAACGCTGTGGTAAAGAAACCTTTTTCCAGTCAGGCTACAGATGATTGCCTTCAGGTGCCTCAAAACTATTAAATTGTGTGACCGTTTGTTTGAGGGTAACTGATCAATAAACCCTATGTACCTATTGTATCACAATATTAAATGTAATGCAAACCATAATGTCTAATAAGATGGAGATTAATTTTGGGCAAAACTATGAGGTGTTGGGAGTCAACAGCGGCAACTACTGGTCCCAACACCCCTATTTAGTTTTGAGGTGAATGCCTATGTCGTAAGCATTACTCTATAAGTATATCATGTGATGTTAGCCCATGACGAGCCATTCCAGATTTTCCCATCAAAGGTAACCCAGTTTATTCCATCCCATTTGTATTTATTTGTGGGTAGTGTCCAGTCTGTGCCATTCCAATATTTTAGTTGGTTTTGTACTGGTGCTGTGGATCCTGCTGTCCAGATTTCCATAGGTGCTGAGGCTGTAAAGTTTGCTGTAGTTCCCCAATGTAGATGACCCATTCTCATTACAAATGCTGACTGGTTATATCCTGAACCATTACCATGGTTAATTGAGTATGTACTGCTTACAACTGGGTTTTGTCCTGTTGCTTCTAATACACCATCAACATACATATCAAATGTATTTCCATATCTTCTTACAGCAAGATAATGCCAATTGCCATCATTTACATTTGTTCCAGGTGTTCCAGAGTATCCAACAAACGATGAACCATTTGAAAGCAACATACTTGCTTTAAAGCCTCCACCAGTTCTTGTTGCAAGACCAATGTTATAGCCTGAGTTTGTTGCAAAACCAGATGCAGAAGTAGACATTAATCTTATTGCACTTGTTGCTGTTACTGGAGTTGAAAACTTAAACCACATTCCTTGATAATGATCTCTATCTGTAATTGCCTGACCCATAGCAGTATTTGCACTATAAGGCACTCCATTAGAAAATTGTGTTGGAAATAACTGATTTAAATTGTAACAAATTCCATCTGATCCTATTGGTCCATCATTTACAGAAGTTGTTTGCCCTGCAACTCCAGACAATGTATAGGGAACAACTATGCTTCCTGTATTTATAGAACTTGAAGTAGTTGGTGTTACACCTTCGTTAAGTTTTCTATAGATTTCAGGATTAAAACTTTGAATTTTATTTGCTAATTGACTCATACTGCAGCCACCTCAACCCAATCTGTTCCATTCCATACCTTATGAGGCATGTCTTGCATTGATATCCACTGTGTACCGTTCCAATATTGCTCATCTCCTGCTTGAACCCAGAAACCATTAGTAGCATCCCAAACCTTTGTCTTGACTCTTGGGAATGTTGCTCTGGCTAATATCTGTGCATCAGTTGGAAATATTGCAGAAGAATCTCCAGTATACAAAACAAACTCATCTATATAAACTGTTAAATCTGAAACGCTTCCGTTATACATGCTTCCATTAAGGATTGTTGCTGAAGCGCTTTTAGTTGCAATTGGAACACCATTCAAATAAATTGTTTTAAACCCATTATCATACTTTGCACCAGCATGAAACCATTGACCACTTGGAACAATATTTGCTGCTGTTTGAAATGTGTCAGTATTTGCACCACCCAAAGATCCATTTGATGTATAAAAAAAGAATCTTTTATCAGAAGTTACTCCAAAATATGAAGAGTTTGTTGAAGGTGTTGTAGGACCTCCAGCCTGCCAAATATTAAAATTTGGAGATGTGCCTGCTGGTATATAAACCCATGCTTCTGCATATACATATGAGTTTCTAGTACCATCGCTAAGTCTTAATGAGTCATAGTTACCATTGCCATTAGATCCAATTCTTTTAGATCTTAAGCCGTGGGCTTTTGCAGTACTATCATATACTGGATTAAGACCTGTAGTGTAACTTGTAGCACTAAGTACTCCTACAAGGTCAACCTCAGTACCTGTATCGTAATTGATATAGCCTGAAGGGTTATGACTTAGAACTAATTGTCTGTAGTTCATGTTTCCCCCTTAGACTGTTTGAATCCAGACAGTTCCTACAGTTGGATTAGAAGGAGCAGTTGCTTGTGCAAAGAATCCCGCTGCAGTTTGTCCTGTTGCTCCTTGAATACCTTGCGGTCCCTGAACACCTTGTGGTCCTTGAGGTCCAGTATCTCCAGTATCACCCTTTGGTCCTTGAAGTCCCTGTAGACCTTGCTCTCCAGTTTCTCCCTGAATACCTTGAGTTCCTTGGATACCCTGATCTCCTTGAGGTCCAGCAGGTCCTGTTAAACCTTGCTCTCCCTGAATACCCTGTGGTCCTTCAACCCCTTGTACTCCTTGTGGTCCTACAAGTGATGCAAGCCACTGTACTTCTGTTCCTACAAAGCCTGCTGCTACAGCAATTTCATAAGCAGTGAGTCCGTCAATGCCATCAATCCCATCAAGACCAGCAGGTCCCTGCTCTCCTTGAATTCCTTGTAATCCTTGGTCACCTGTATCACCCTTGTCACCTTTATCACCTTTGAGTCCTTGTTCTCCTTGGATTCCCTGAATACCCTGGATTCCCTGTGGTCCTACGAATGAATAAACACTCCAATACTCTGGAGAAGATGGTGGAACCAATGCATCGTTGCTTGCAATGCAGATGTAGTAAACACCAAGATAATTTACAATGTCACCAATTACATATTGGTTTGCACCTATTCTTGTTGTGTCCCAAGAAAATCCTGTTAAACCAGTATCTCCTTTAGGTCCCTGAATACCAACAGCACCATCAAGATTTACTGTCCATGATGTAAATGTACCTGTTCCTTGGTGTGCCTTGTGATCAACAACTAACTCACCAGTTGCTGGATTGTAAGAAATAACATCACCCTTAATCCAGTGGTCAATATCATGTGCAATAACTACAGATTGTGCAGGTGTGTAATCAACATTTAAATCATCAAGAATAAGAGTTCTATTTGCAGTGCTATTAACTACTAACGAAGTAGAAGATGTTGTGTGGTAGTGATCTCCATCAAGACCATCAGTACCGTTCAAACCACTATTTCCCTGGTCGCCTTTTTCTCCCTGAAGTCCTTGGATACCTTGTTCACCTTGAATACCCTGGATACCTTGAGGACCCTGATCACCAGTGTCGCCCTTGTCTCCCTTTAATCCTTGTGGACCAGTTAGACCTTGTTCTCCTTGAGGACCTTGGTTTCCTGTGTCACCTTTAATGCCTTGAATACCTTGAGGACCTGCGGGACCAACTTCTCCTTGAATACCCTGTGGACCTACTTCACCTTGGATACCTTGAATACCTTGTGGACCAGTATTTCCAATATCACCTTTAGGACCTTGCACACCTTGAATGCCTTGTGGTCCAGTGTTTCCTGTATCGCCTTTTTGTCCTTGAATGCCTTGTGCACCTTGTGGTCCAGTCGCACCTGTTGCACCTGTATTACCTGTGTCACCCTTTGGACCTTGTATTCCTTGTGGACCAGTTAATCCAATAGGACCCTGAGCACCTTGCGGACCTTGTGGACCAGCAGCAATTTCTAGATTGCTTGCGTAAAGTTTGATTTCATCTGGTGAGATTACTTCTAGATTCATCGTGTTACATCCTCTTCTACATAGATTACGCCACTTAGTATAGTCTTTGTTTGACTGGTAGCGCTGTTATAAGCCTGAATATCAAAATAGTTAATACGCTCTAGAGGAACTGTATTAAGTGTTAAAGTTATAAAGTGTCCGTTCACTGACACAAGTGGGGTTGTGAGTACTGATGTACTATCTGGAAACTCTCTTACTTTGCTAGTGAATACCCAACCATCTAATTCTACTGCTAAATCATTACTATCAACTACCGCAATTGTCAATACGGTTGAGTCGTTTCTATATACACGCCATTCAAATTTAGGTGGCTGTACATTTAGGATGCTTTTGTTATCCATTTTCCCTCCAAAGGTGTGGTGAACATACATACATTCTATAATAGATGTATTGTGACTAAGGAGAATCAATGACACCTGAGATTATTACTGCCCTGGGCAGTGCGATAGTAGTCATCCTAGGAGCCTTCTTTGGCTTCTCTAAGTGGATGATCAAGACCTTCCTTCATGAACTAAAGCCTAATGGGGGAAGTTCACTAAAAGATCAGGTCAATAGATTAGAACAGCGAGTTGATGATATATATCTGCTCCTAGCGGAAGGGAAGAGTAATGACTAAGAATTTTTACTATAACGGAGAATTGATCCCAGCAAAAGATTGGGACTACAAACTAAATAAGCCAAAGGTTAAAGAGCCAAAGGCTAAGAAAGAAAAGGTAACTGAAATTGAAGTTGATCTTTCTTTCATTGAACAACTAGAAGACTAAATGCAAAATACCCCTAGGATGGTGGGTTAGTGGGATACAAACCTAGGGGTATTTGCTTTTCTCTAAGAGGCAAGTCTTGGAGAAATCTATAGTGTTTCTGTTGCTATCACACAAAAATCTTCTACTACTTCAACATCCTTAACTATATAAAGTCTCAGTGCTGCTACACCCCATGAGTATGGTGGCATATCATTAATTATAACTTCATTTGTAGTTGGTGTTACTTCTGGAATTGATCCCTGGAAATTTGCCTTGAGGTACATGTTCTCTGGGAAATCATTAACAGGACTTGTAGACAGGATCTCAAATGATGAATAGTTCTGTATTTCCTTTGATAGCGTACTATGCCAAGGAGTAAGTTCTGCAACACATCCTGTTAACTGCTGATCAGATACGAATATTCTTACCTGATTAAGTGTTTGGTTGCTGTCATTATAAAATAATACCAAGCGTTCCTGAATAATAGAATTATCTTTATCTGTCTGTGTAGCATTTGGTGTCCAGCCTGTCAATGCTGCATCTACCTGTGCTGTTGTTACTCCTGCAAACCATGAGTTAGTACCTTCTGGAATTTCCACAGGGTAGAACAGGTGAAAGTTAACGCCTAATTGAGTATCAAAATCATTTGCTGCAAGGCTTGTATAGTTAGTATTAACTACTGATCCACCTCTGGTTGTGCTAACTGTATATAGTTTCATTTACTGATACTCCGTCCACTGAATTGTCACATTAAATCTTACATCGCCATCATTAGATATATAGTTATTCAATGATGTGTCTGGTGCATAAACCACTATTGGATAGTTTGGTGCTGTAAAGCAATCGCTTCTAAGTTGAGAGTTTAGATTTACATAGCCATACTGACCTCTACCTGAAATTGAGAATACCTGACCTCTTGTGTTAATAGCACTTTCATTCATTGTTGAAGGTGATGATGATACATCTGATGGATAAGAACCAAGTCTTAATGACTTAGCATTAGTATTACCTGAACCATCATTTACCCAAAGTCTAAATTCAACTGCAGTAACTGACCAAGTGTTTCCACCTGAAATAATGTTTGCATTAGTAAGGAATGTATCCCAGTTAAATGTCCAAGCAAGCATGTTCTTACCATTTGTAGTTGAGAACTGTCCTACATAGAATGGCTGAGAAGTTCTTTCTCTTGTACCTGCACCAGATCCTGCTGTGTTTCTGTATGATGCTATCCACTCTGCTGCTTGCATACCACCATAACCAATAGTTACAGTTCCTGTTTTTGTTACTGGTACTGGTACATAGGCTGTGTATACAACAAAGTTTACATATGTTCCTGGGTCTAGTTTAGTTCCTGATGCTGTACCCTGGCTTGCTACGGTACCAACTAATGATGATGATTGTCCAGAAGTTAAAGCCTGTGTTGTAGGATTATTGTAGTTAAGCCCTGCATTGTTAATTGCAATCTTAGCATTTAGTTCTGTCATTCCTACAACATTTGGCATTGTAACTCTGCCATCAACATAGACACCGTATGAGATTGGTTGTGCTGAAACTGTTGATCCAGCAACTGGGTTCTGTGTTGCAACCTTACCAATAAGATTTACATTTGTTGTACTAGTATTATTAAGGTTGTTAAATCCCCAGGTAAATCCGTCAGTACCAATTGCAGTGCCATTAGGTTGTGGTGTTGTTAATTGAATATTTGGTGCAGGATATGTTGCTTGTACCCAGATTACTACATATACTGTTGAGAAAACATTTACAGTAGTTCCTGCAGGTGGATTCTGTGATTTAACCTTAAGGTGAAGGTTTGGATTGTTTGTTGGTTCTGAACTGCTAATACCAGCATAAAGTTCATATGGCTGCAAGAAAGTTCCAAGTTGTGTACCATCAATACCTACAACATTTGGAACCTGAATAGTTGTATTAGGTACATAAACAGTTACGGCAACGGTTGTATTAACAGGTCTTGTTGTTCCTGCTGTGTATTGCTGAACTCCTACTTTACCTTCAAGTGAAGGATTTGTGGTTTCAACATTTGTAACAGTACCCATATACAATTCGTTTTCATTTAGCAAATCATCTGCTGCTTCTTGAGTTAAACCAATAAGATTAGGCACAGTTGTATTTGAGTTAGGAATATAAACATTGTAAGAAACTGGTGAATCAGTCTGTGCTTGTGTTCCTGGCAATGGTGACTGTGATTTAACTTTAAACTCAAGTGCTGTGTTTGTTGTTTCAGTAGTTGTTCTTGTACCAATTTGTAGGTTTGCATTATCTAGGAGTTCAAAGATATCTGATTCATCAACTCCAGTTAGATCTGGAACTGTTGTAAATGGCTTCTGAACATAATAGTCATAAATAATAGATGTGCCTGTATCTTCTGTACTACCAGCAGCAGGGAACTGTGAGTCAGGAACAACTTTACCAATGAGGTTTGTGTTGTATGTCTCTACTGGTGTAAGTGGTGTACCAACAACAAAGCCAGCAGTTGTAATTGCATTATTGGCTGCTGATGTAAGCAATCCATTTAACTGTGGAACTGTTGCTTGTGGCTGCACGAAGTTATATAGTTTAACTGATACATCTAATCCCTCTGCCATTAACTGTCCCGCTGGAGGAATCTGAGAATCAATAACTACCTTGTTATCATTAGCAAGAACATTTGTTACTTCATAACTTGCAATAGAATAACCAAAGTTTAATGGTGCAAGAATTGCATCAAGTTCAGCAGTTGTCTTAAGATCTAAGTCTGGTACTGGATGTGTTACAGGTGGTGGCGGAGGTGGAGGAGTAGGTCCACCAACTGACCACTTAACAATTTGTGATATGTCTGTGTCTGAGACAGAAGTAGGGAGCCAAGATATGCCTGTGCGTACCTTGAACTTTGGAGTCTTTACCCAAGCAGAACCATTCCACACCTTAAGTGCTTTTTGTGAATTCCACTCTGTTCCATCCCAGACATGATACATAGACTATGACCACCTGATTGGAATAATTGAGAAGTATGGGTCATGCACTTCAACATTGCCTGTACCCAATTTTCTTGCTACTGGAGTAACTACTGTACTTCCAGCATTAAAGATAACGCAGTAATCATTTGATACTGAGTTCTTAGCATTTGCATAAGATATGCATGTATCTCCTGGTGTCAACACTCTTGTTGTTGCACCTGATAGTTGAACACCATATTCAATACCAGCAGTGTTATCACCAACAGGCTCTACTGAACCATAAGTAACATGTACCCATGCTGGTTCTGTTAGTACAACTGTTTGTGCTGCTAGGTTATCTAGTGCTTCAAAAGATGCTGAGTTGGTAACTGCTTCATTACCTTCGTAATAATGCTTAGAAGGGTTAGGAAGAACTGCGTCTGTGTCAAACCAGATCTGCCCTACCTGTGGTGATGATGGTGCTGATGCCTGGACTACTGCAAGTCCACCAACGCTACCCCATGAATCATCAGCCTTGCGTACATAAAATGCACTTGTGTCAGTCACATAGGCTGCGTTAACTGCAGGCTCTAGTGCTGTTAGTTCAGCAAAGGATGTAACTTGTACAACTCCATTGTTCTGAACTTCTACTAACTGTTCTGCTGTAAGGACTTCTCCATCAGCAAAACTAATATATCTAACTGTCATATGAATCTACTCCTTGGGAACAATATATATTTTACCTTCCATGTATTGGCATCATAATTAATCTCATGCTGAATACCAATAATAGCAAGTTGCTTGTCAAATGAAATTGTTTGTGTTGCATACTCAATATCAACCTGATCAAGAAGTTCCGCACTACCTGCTACTGCAGGGTTCTTAAATGCATCCCACTCAATTTCTTTAACAACTGTTTGCGGTTCTTTCCACTTGCTTAAAATCTTAGCAGCCCATGCTTCAAGTTGATCTTCATTTGGGCTTAAGTGGAAATTTGTTTCTACCTTTAGTGCATGGGTTCCATATTTATTAATCTGGGCAATGTTTCTGTATGGTCCCTTTGCTTTGTTTTCAATCAGGGTAGTCTCAATGGATTGTCCATAAGTCTCAGAGATAAGGTCAGCATCAAACTCATACTTGACATACCCCCACTGATTTGAAACCTGTACTTCATTGATTACTGATTCTGTATTGTAATCAATATAAATGTTCTTGTATCCAACTGGTGCATCTAGGTCATTGCTAAATGAGATAATGCTTGGGTTTGTTGGGATTTCTTCTGATGCAAATGCCTGCATCTCTCCAGCCTTGTCAAAGAAGATAAAGCCACCTTCAGTATTAGAAGCAAGTGTGAGTGCTTCCCATACAGTAGAGTTGTCATCCCAATAACCATGCTTAGTATTTCCACCACCATGAACAGTTAGTGGTCTTTCATCCTGTCTACCGTTTGACATAATCTCATCAATACGCTCTGCCCATGTCTGATTACCTGAAGATAAACCAGATAGTTTGGTCATTGTGTTTTGGAGTTCTGCAATAGGATCCATAACATCAAAAGATATAAGGGGCTTCTGAACATCAGAGCGGTAGTCAACGAATAGGTTATCTACTCTGCCCTGGAAAATTACAACTGGATTGCCGTTGTTCTTGTGGATAAGTCTTACCTTAGAACGAGGCTGTAGGTATCTATTTGTGTTTGGATCTAATAATCTATTTACTGTTCTGATGTGCATAGTACCAACATTACAAACTGGCAATGCATAAGCACCAGTGTAGGTATCTACACCACGCTTCATTGAGATAGATAGAACCTGGTCAATAATTGACTGCCACTCAAAGAGGGCATCGTTAGCAAGGTCTGCATCAGATAGCAAGTAATGCTCTGACAACTTAGATTGACCAAGGATAAATCCTCCATCAATTGCAGTTCTGATTTCTAAATCAATTTGGTCGTTTATTCTCATCGTCCGTTAACACCATCATACTTGTTTAGTGCTGCTCTTACTGCTCTGCCTAGTTCATAAGGGTCTGTTCCTAAACCTGCATTGATGTTAACTACAACCCCACCACGAGCATTTGCAGAGCCAAAGGAAGGGTTTAAGGTAAGACCTGTACTTAGATTACCCATTGAGTCATTTGCAAGGCTCTGAGCGTTGTTTATACCGTTTGCTAAACCTTCAACTAAATTCTTACCAAAACCAGCAAACACCTTTGAAGGAGATCCAATTTTAAACAATCCCTTAAACGCATTTGTAATTCCTGATGCAATGCCCTTTACTGCATTTATTGGTGCCATTGCCATTGACTTAATACCATTAACTAAACCATTAATGATATCTCTACCAAAACTAGCAAACGCACTAATGTTTCCAGAGAACAATGCTTTAACTGCATTGATCGTATTTGTAAAGCCTTCTTTAATCCTGTCCCAGTTTCTTACAATTACTGCAACTGCTGCACCAATTGGTCCACCAAGAATCTCTAATAGTTTAATCCAATTCTCTTTAATCCATGACCAGATACCTTTTAGTTTATCTAGTAATGCTTGTCCTGCTGCTTTAACTGTGTCCCAGTTTTTCCAGAGCAAGACACCTGCTGCAATGACTGCAAGGATAATTACTAAGTATGGAGAGAATGCTAAGTTAAGCAAACCTTGTGCAACTGCTGCAAGTCCTGCTCCAATACGCCAAGCAGTAAACAAACCAACCAATGCTTGACCAACTATTACTAGTGGTGCCAAGACTATACCTAGTGCTGTAATTCCAACAACAACTGCTCCAACACCATCAATGACTGCCTGCTGCTTTGGAGTTAACTTGTCATAGAAGTCAAAGAACTTTTCAAATGCTTTTAGGAATGGTCCACCAATAGTGTCTGATAACTTCTCAACAAAGAAGTTCCACTTCTGATATGGAGTCAGGTTATCTAATGCCTTCTTCTGGTTCTCAGGACTATTAATAATGTCAAGAAGGAACTGCAACTTCTCAGCAGTTGTAGTTAATTTATTAAATGCTTGCTCTTGTTCTGTAGTTAAATCAATACCAAGTCTTTGTACTTCCTGGGCTGTGATCTTTCCATCTCTGAGAGTCTTAGCCCATTGAGCAATAACTGAGTCTAATGGCTTGCCAGTAAGTAGTGCAAGTGTTGCTGATGCTTCAACTACCGTTGGAACAAAGGAATCAAACTTAGATGAGAATGATGACTTAAGGCTTACGAAGTAGTTAGCAATTGCTCCATCATCTACCTTAAACTTGTTAGATATTTCATTAACCTTTTTGGTAATTGCTTCAACATCTTTACCAAATAAATCACCTAAACGAGCAAAGGCTGCTTGGTCTTCTGCTGCACCTTCAATAGCCTTCTTAAGAAAGTCAATACCAATTTGAAGTCCAAATGCTGCTGCTAAACCACCAAAGGCTGTTTTAACTTTGCCTACCTGTTGGTTAAGTGAATTGAGTTGGTTGTTTGTCTCCTTGACACCTGAGACAAGTCTCCTGGTATCTGCAACAATGTCTACCGTGATTTGGTTAGCCATTTTTTCTATTCAACTCCTTCGTTATATATTGGACTTCTTCATTCGTCATCTCCCAGAACTGTTGGGGTGTGTATCCTGTGGCTGCACAGAACTTCCCCATTGTTTCTAAGAGAGTGTCGCTTTTGGGTCTTCTACCTCTGCAATTGCAGTGATTTCGTCAATTGTCATCTCTTCAATTTCTTCCCAAGTAATCTTAGGGTTAGTCTTCTTAGATATAACAAATGCAATAGCCATTGATAATTTAGCAGTAGGCTTGTCCCACTCATCCATTGTCATTCCTGACAACTTCTCTACTTCTGCCAAATCTTTCATCTTTAATTTAGTTATGTCCATCTTTTGCCTCCTAGTTAGTTATGTACTTTCTAGCCAACCCATCAAGGTTTGCTGCGTACTGTTGTTTTACATATTCTCTGTTATCCCAAACTGCCCTGCGTAGAAACGGTTGTGCTGGTCTGTCTCTGTTAGGATCACCATATTCAATTACTCCAGCATATGGAACTCTTGCTCCACCTGCCTTTAATGAAACACTGTTCTTTGCTCTGTTGTACTTAACAGAACTAGCCAGTCTTCCTGTTAATTTAGGGGTAGTAGCAACTGCGGTCTGTGCAACCTTTGAACCAATCTTAGCGTTTGCTTCCTTTAGTTCATCAATAGCACCAGCATATTGTGAAAGGCTACGAGTTACTTCCCTTAGTCCTTTTACGCTTACTGTAAAGTCTGCCATTGCTACTACCTCCTAAACTTTAATTACGCTGTTACTCGTACTGGCTTGCCAGTTAGAATAAATGTAATATCGTATGTGAAATATTCACCTGCTGCTCCACCAAGTGTTGGTAGAGTCTCTGCATAGCCACTTGCTGTGAAGTGTGGCTGTGATGTTGTCGCTGTAGCGTTACCGTGTGGAGCGAATGTAATGTCTACAGTCTCTCCTGGGTTGTCGTAGATCTTTGACCAGAATGATGCTGCTGCAACATCCTGGAATCCTACTACCTGGCACTTAAAATCTAGGCTATCTTCATAGTTCCCAAATCCAAGTTCTCCAACTTCACTGGTGAAATTTACATTTGATACTCCACCAGAGTATTCAGTATTGTCAACCTCAAATACGATTGACTTTCCTCTTAGTCTTGTCATGTTAATTTCCTCCTTGCATATCCATAGATATGCTGATAAATGTTGTTAAATAGTTTGCACCATTTGCTTCTGTTATAAATGGTTTGTCAACGCTTAGTGTCATACAATCAGTGTGCTCCCAAATTGTTGGAACCAAACTATCTAGATATGTATCAAGGTTTGCTGTCTCTGTCTCGTTAGTAGCAGCCTGTACCATTATTCTAATCTTCCAGTTAGTTGTGTACACAGGACCATATTCATCATCATGAACTCTAATGTATTCAACATCAGGTTCAATTAATGCACATGGTGGTACTGGTCTTTCTGGAAGATAAGTAAGTACATTACTAATACCGCCAAGGATGACAGCACTCTTAATCGTATCTTTAGTATCTTGTATGCTCATGCAAATCTCACCATATAACGGTTGAGCAGCGGGTATACACCAACGAGTGGATCTCTTGCAACTCTGATAGGCGAACCATCATAAGTAGCGAATTGAGTCACACCCATTGGTGCAGACCTGCGATGAAAAAGTTCTGAGCCAACCTCAAGGTAGCAACGCTTTAGAACATTGGCAGGCACTGTCGCTGACTGCACATAAGATGCAATCAGATCCTTTGCTGTATTCCAACAATCAGCAACAAACTCATCGTCGTTTGCTGAGGCTCCAACATATGCTTTAAGATCTTCCCAGTTCATTTTCTACTCCTTAAAATTAGTCAAGCGGGTTTGCTACATTTACAAATGCCTTTGTATCAGGTGCTGCAATACCTAGGTATCCGTACACTGAGAATGCGTTTGTAAGGTTGGTGATTTCTTCCTTGTTTAGACGGAATGGAGCACCAGCAGATTCGTATGTTGTGAATGCTGCAGAGTTACCAATGTAGAACTTTCCACCTGGTAGTGATGGGTCCATAACGATTGGAAGACCAAGAATGTTTCCTGTCAAACCAACTGGGTTGATTGAACCAAATGTGTTAACTGTTGCGCCAGCGTTTCCAAGGATTGGACGACCTGCTTCATCAGTGATCTTAGCAAGTGCTGTGAACACATCGCCTGATACAAGAATGAACTCAAGTGCACGACCTGTGTCATTGTTAACCTTCTGTGCTGCTGTAGCAATTGCTTCAATAACTGCGTCTGCAGCCCATGCTGAAACTGATGCTGTGTTCATGCCACCAACATTTGCGTTGAGTGCACCCTTTGCAGCGTTGTTTGTAACTGCTGCATACTTAGCAACCATTGCACGGAATGCTGTGTCTACATAGTTAATTGATGAACGCTCAATAACCTGGCGTGACATATCTGTCCAACCACCGTAGGTCTTGATTGGTGCTGTTGCTGATGTAAGTGTGATCTTACCGTAAGCAAGTTCATCTGCTTCTGCAGCCTGCTCATCAACATCAACTGTGTTAGTTGCTAGAACTGGGTATTCAACATTCATTCCGTCTGCTGGAAGTGCTGCTGAAGATAGAACTGAGTATGTTGGACGACCTGCGTTGAGGATACGAACTGTATCTGCAACCCAAGCGTTCTTTAGAACTGAGTCATCTAGGACTCCGCCAGTGAAGTCACGGTGCAATGCAAGTGCTGCATCGTCGTTCTTTGCTACTGACTTTACGAACTCTCCGTATGAACGGAAAGATACTGCTGGAACTGCTGGTGTGCTTGCTGTTGCGATAACATCAAGACGACGCTCTAGTTCCTCTGCGTGATTACGAACTTCTTCAATTGCTGAAGTGTAATCAGGTGTTGTGTTTTCCATGGATATTTCCTCCTGATTGGTTTCTTCTCTAACTGCAAGTACTGCAGCCTTATCGTATGCTGGGAAAGGAACTAACGAAACTTCCTTTAAATCTACCTTTGTACGAATTGTGGTGTTGCCGTCTTTCTTATCTTCTACAGGAATAAATCCTACAGAGAAAGAACGGATGGCTCCATCCTTTACTAGTGCCAATGTTTCATTGCCTAGTGTTGTTTCTGAAATCTTCGCTTTAATTAAAAGACCTGAGTCAGAATCTTCCATTTCCGTTACTACTCCAATAATCTCAGAGTGATCACGGAACAATTTGACATGTTGGGTTGTATCTACAGCACCTTTTGCAAAACGCTCTAGTCTTCCCCCACCCATGTCGTATGTTTCGTTATAAGGAACAGCAATGCCTTCAACTGTGCGTTGTTCAACATCTGTTGCTCTTATCTCAAATGAACGCTTAATCATTTCCATTTTCATGTCTCCATTTTATACTGGTTGTTCGTTGATAGAATCAGATTCTGCATCTGGATTGCTAACTGGTGCGGGAGCAGGAGTTGGTGCTATTTCTGACGGTGCCAGAGGTTGCATTCCTTCCAATTCACGAACTTCATTAACAGTCATAAACTTCTTATCAATCGCCAAACCGTATGCCTGGAATCTAATCAACTGATTAGGACGAAGGAAGCCAGTTAAGTTAAACTTAGCCTTTTGTCCTCTAGGTAATAGATCCGTTATTGCTTGTTCAATACGAACGATGTACTGTTGTAGTCCATCTTCATATAGTTTTGCTCTATCTTCATTACCGTTGGTGTAGGTCATTCCTTGACCCTCCATAGATAAACCAAGATAGACAGATGGAACGCCAAACATATTAGCGATTTGACGGCTAATGTATTTCTGGTTTTCCAAGAATTGTGCTTCTTCAGGGTTAAGAGAAATAGTCTCGTAACTTAATCCAGATGAAAGCACTGCGACGCTTCTTTCTTGCTGTGATTCAACAAATGCCTTCTTATTTGCAACTGCTACATCCTCAGAAAGAAATTCTGTTGTTGACAAGATACCTGTAGGTACCGCAGCAACCTTAAACCAGTTATCAGCATAGAACTGTAAGTCTAATGCTGCTGAGATAATCTGCTTGTGTCGTTGTAAAGGTCCTTCACCAAGGTGGTCTGTTGTACCTGGCTTCTCCCAAAGTTTGATGTGACGAATGTCAGCGTTTGAAACAGTAATACCGTTTACAGAGTAGATGATCTTTCCACGCTCATCAGTGCTAATTGCAACTGTTGATGGGTGAAGAACTCTAACATTTGAAATACCTCTAGCACCTCTAGTGATTTGCCAGAAGGCGTTACCAAATATTGCAAGGTGAACTAATGTTTTACCAATCCATTCAGGCTGGGAAACATTATTCTCAATATCAGGAGTCTCTAACCAAATAGGTCCATCAATTTGTTCATCTGCTCTAAAGATTTCAACAGGTATTTGCATTGCTGCTGTTTCAAGCACTGCAATTGATCTGCTTACTGGTACTAGTGATAGTGCAGTTCTCTCATTTACCACTATAGAACTTCTACTTGGTGGCGTGATTGAACTGCGGTTGTCTGTATTGGGTACGAAGGTTTCTGGTTCATATGTGTTTGGATTACCAAACAATCTATCTCTTAATCCCATTATTTCTCCTTAATGTACCATTTGTGTTGGTGTCTTTTGTGTTTCCACATACCAGACTGCTAACACTGTTGCAATCGCTGAGTCAATGTCAGTTCCTGAATCTTTACGAGTGATTTTCCATGACTCGCCAATATTCTTTCTAACTGCCCTCTGCATTTGCAACGAAACTATCTCATCACGAGGGTGAGATAACTTCTTACGCATTATTGTACGGTATGCGTTGTTTGATGCGTTAATTAAATCTTTATTTGATGTGGTTTGCACCCTAAATCCACGCTGTTTCATGGCTTGTGCAAGATCAGCAAGTACATAGTTATCCATGATAAACATCTGTCCATATTTCTGTAATTTGGTACATGCGGTTAGCAATTCATCAACATTTGTATTATTAAATGATGCAACTAGTTCTGTAGCAACCATTCCATCATCCTGTAGTTCTGCAGTTACTATTGATGCATAATCCCATCCAGGAGTTCTATCTACCGCAAATACCTTTGGATTTACTGGTCTACCCTGCGGAAGTGATGCCCAAGTGCCTACTGGAAGCCAGGCATTCATAGATGAGACAAATTGGTTCAAACGATACCTTCTAGCATCTGCTTCTGGCATAGTAGCCAACTCATTCTTCACAGACTCCCAATTTAGGATACCCGCAGCCAATTGAGGGTTAGCCATGCGTACTTCCATCTCATCAGTGACTGAACAGCCTGCTGGAGCCTCCCAACAGAAGAATCCAAACCTTTCAAGGTCTTCTTGTCCTTCTATCGCCTTGGCACCACGCTCATATAGATTTTTAAGCAGATCAGAGGTATCATCACCAGCAGTAGTAATACCAATAACAATACCGTCGTCACGAGTAGCACTACCAAGTGCCATAGCAGTCCAAACATCTTCATTAGCCACATGCAACTCATCAAATACAACAAGGGAAGGGTGGAGTCCCTGTGCTGTCGCAGCCTTTGCTGCAATAACTTTATATACACCTGTGCCATCTGCAGTCCAAAGTCCTCTATGCTCAGTGCTTCTGCTAAACAATGTCTTCAATAAATCACTGTTTTGCACCTGATGAAGCAGTCTTCTGTATACGATTTTAGCCTGATCTGAGGACGCTGCAACTGATATTACTTCAGGAGCAGGCTCATGTAATAGCATCCCATACAAAGCAAACAGGGCACCAATAAGGCTCTTTCCATTCTTTCTAGGCATAGAAATACACACTTGTTTGTACCTTAATCTGCCTGCTTTGTTAGGATCTATATAGTCATCTGGGTATCTTTCCAGTACCCTGCGGATTAAGTCCTTCTGCCAATCAGTTAATACCAATTTAGCGTTATGCTTTTCAGGCAAATGCCAGATAGCCTCTACTACATTGATTAACTTATCTCCATCTGTTACATAGTCCTCAAAGAGGGCGTCTGTATAGTGGGTTGGCATCCATTCCATTATCTACCGCCAGCAATAGCCGTTAGCATCTCTTGTGGAGACATAGATGTATCTGCTTGTCTGTTATTTAACAAACCAAGGTTTGAGAGTAGCCCAATAAGGATTGGTGCTATCTGGTGTCTCCTATCAGGAAATAGGTCCATTGTCTCTGCTAACATTACCGCTTGTTGAGCAGCACCTAGGTCTGCCTCTTCTAGCCAGGTAGCAGTCATGATGGAAGCCTTTACAGCATCCTTCAAGGGTTGATCTAAATTGAGAGGTTCATTCTCTCCTTTGATAAGTCTAGGTTGTCTAGGACCTTGACCTCCATGTATTCCAGTTCTTGCCATTTATTTCTCCTTTATCCTAATTTTACTATTTCCGTATGGTTGATATCTGAAGAAAGGGAGCGGGGTCTTCTTGTTGATACAAAAAAACCGCCAAACCATTTATATCTTTAATATCAAACCTTTTATTGACAAACCTTATATCTGGCATATTGGATATATTGTGGATATATGGTTTGA